CGCCCGATGGTGCGACGGCGTTGGCCTATGTCCGCTGCCAGCGGCGCCGACGACTCTCGCTACTTACCTCGCGCAGCTTGCCGACGCCGGGAAAAAAGTCTCGACGATCAGGCGGCGCCTGGCTGCGGTAGCGTATGCTCACAAACTCAAAGGCTTAGTCCCGCCCAGCGATGCTGAGACGGTCCGCGCGGTGCTCTCGGGCATCCGCCGCAAGATCGGTGTCGCCGTGACGCGCAAGGCGCCGGCGACGGCGCAGAGCCTTTCGCGGATGCTTGCGCCGCGGCGATCTCGTATTCCTAAATCACTGATTTCGGAATCATCATCAGCTGATCAACCGGCGCCGGACCTTCGCGCTCTCCGCGATCGGGCGCTGCTGTTGCTCGGTTTCGCAGCCGCGTTGCGTCGAAGCGAGCTGGTCGCGCTCGACGTCGCCGATCTCGAATTCGTCGAGCGCGGCGTCATCGTGCACGTGCGCGTCTCGAAGACCGACCAAGAAGGCGCCGGCGCCCAGATCGCCATACCGAACGGCAAGAAGCTTAAGCCCGTCGCGGCGCTGAAGGAATGGCTCGAGGCCGCAGCGATCGCCGAGGGCCCGGTTTTCCGCTCAATCGACAAAGGCAATCGAATCGGTGGCCGGCTCACCGACCGCTCGGTGGCGACCATCGTCAAGCATTACGCGGCGGCCGCCGGATTTGATGATGCAATCTATTCCGGACATTCGATGCGCGCGGGGTTTGTTACCTCGGCGCTCGAGCGCGGCGCCGACTTCTTCTCGGTGATGCGTGTCACGCGGCATCGCGACGTCGACACGCTGCGCGCCTACGACCGTCGCGCCGGGCTGTTCAAGGATCACGCCGGGAAGGATTTTCTATGAGCAGCAAACAACCGCGGCCATCGGCGACCTATCGTGCGGCGCGGCGCAGCATCCAAAAAGGCGTGAAAAAGATTCACGAACTGCTGATTTCGCCGCGCTGAAATCGTGCTATATACCCTCCACGAAAAGGAGGAGCTGATGATCGCGCGCCGAAAATTCATACAATCACTATTGCCCGGGGCTGCCGCACTTGTTGCAGCGGCTGCCATTGCTCGCCTTCCAGCCTCGCCGGAAACCGAATGGATGACTCACGCGAAAGCGAGAGCTGAATTGGGCATTACCGATCCTGACTACACGCACACCATCATCGATCCGTGCCATCAACACCCATGGGCCTTCTCTATCGACACCCAATCGGCCTTCTCTAAAGGAATTGCCTGATGGGCTGCGGCTGCGCCGAGCGCAAACAGGCGATCGTCATCGCCGCCGGCGCCGCATTCCGCGGCGACGTCGAAACGCTCAAGCGCGAAGTCGCGTTTGTCGGCCGATCGGCGCTGGAAGACGCGCGCGCGATCGCGCAGCGAGCGCAGCTCGCACGCGTAGCGCTGGCGCACAGGATGACGGCGCGGCGGTGAAAGCTTCTCATGATTTCGGACTGTTCACGCTCGACATTCGCGCCGACTTCGAGGAGATGGCGCAGCGGCTGCGCACAGTCGGCAATCAGGCGCCGCACATCATGCGCCGCGCCATCAATCGCGTCGGCGACAAGGCGCGCACCAAAGTCGTGCGCGCGCTGGTCAAGCAAACCGGCGCGAAGTATGGCACGGTGCGCCGCGCGCTGAAGATCAGGCGCGCCAATTATGGCGAGCTCGCCTACCGCATCGTCGGCTTCGGCGGCTTCCTGCCGCTCTCGGCATTTTCGGCGCGCCAGCGCAAGGATGGCGTCTCGGCGGCGCCGTGGGGCACGCGACGCGTGTTTGCGCACGCGTTTATAGGGACTACCCTCGGCGGCCATGTCTTCGTCCGTGAAGTGCACGGAGGGTCGCGTGTCGGCCGATTGCCGATCAGAGAGCTATTCGGGCCGGCCATTCCGCGCGAGCTGCTCAAGGATGATGTGAAGACGACCTTCGAGTCGACCGTCGCCGCCGAGTTGCCGATCGCGGCCGAGCGCGAGCTCGGCGCATTGCTCTCAGGTTTCGCTCCGCGTGGCTGATCCGCGCTACCGGAACCACATCCGCGGCAGGATGGTCGCCCCAGGTGATGTCTCAGTCATCAAAAGTCATATTTAAACCATCAAAAGTGATGTCTGAACCATCCGGCGGCGCAACCGGCCGAGGGCGGCGGGTCCTTCCTGGCGGGGTACCCCCCGCGCTTGCGCGGCAGCTCGAAAAAGCCCTAGCTGATCTCTAAAAATCCTGGGTCAACGGTCAACGGTGTCAACGGTGACAGTCGCTGGACCGGCGACGGCCGCCGCTGCGCCGCAGCTCTTGTCGCTGTCGGAATTGGCGCGGACGCGGAAACGCGACAAGGCGCTGATCTCGCGCCAGGTCAAAAAGCTGGTCGCCGCCGGCAAGCTCGAGACGCGTGAAGGCGAGCGCGGCGAGAAGCTGATCGACCCGGCCGCGTTCGCCCGCGCGCTCGGCGAGATCGCCGACCCGGTGAAGGTGCAGGCGGCCGCCACCGCGCGCCACTTCCGCGCGCCGGAGTCGCCCGCGGGCGCAACAAAGCCGCAGCCCGGCGCAACGGCGGCGCCGTCCGGCGCCGAGCCGACGCTCAGTGGCGCGCAGCTGCAGAAAATCCATTACGAGGCCGAGCTGAAGAAGCTCGACCTCGCCGAGCGCCGCGGCCTGATCGTGCCGATCGCCGATGTCATCGCCGCCTTGCGCGCCGCGGGCGACGCGGCGGTGCAGCTAATCGACCGGTTGCCGCTGCGCTCCGCGGATCTGACGGAAGCCGTCGGCGCCAACGGCGAAGCCGGCGCCCGCGCACTGCTCAAGACAATCGCCTTCGAATTGCGCACCGGCCTGGCCGAGGCCTTCGCCAAGCTCGAGACACAGGGCAAAGCCGAGGAAGCCGCCGGACCGCTCGCCGCGGATCTGCCGGACGAGGCGGACCAGGCCGACCAGGCGCCATGAGGCTCGAATACATCCACTCGGCGCGCGCCATCGTCGGCGGCACGCTCGCCGCCCACTTCGCGCCGGCGGCGCCGATCGCGCCATCGGCCTGGGCGGCCGAATTTGCGGTGCTGCCGGACGGCGAATATGCCGGCGAGAAGATCGACCTGCGCCGCACGCCGCACATTGTCGAGCCGCTGGACATGCTCGGGCCGGACGCGCCGGTCAACGAAATCGCGGTGATGAAGTCGGGACAGACCGCCTTCACCACCATGCTCTTATGCGCCATTGGCCATTCGATCGACCGCGACCCTTGCGACATGGTGGTGGTGCAGCCCACCGACGTGGCGCTGCGCAAGTTCAATTCGATCAAGCTCGGCCGCATGATCGAACTGACCGCGCCGCTCCGCGACAAGGTCTATCCGCAGTCGTCGCGCTCGGCCGCCGGCTCGACCACCTACGAAAAGAGATTTCCGCGCGGCTCGTTGTCGCTGCTGCTCGCCTCCTCGCCGGCAAACCTGCGCATGCTGACGGCGAAGAAGGCGCTGTGCGACGAGGTCGACGAATACGAGGATGACCTCGACGGCCAGGGCGATCCGCTCTCGCTGGTCGCCCGCGGGCAAAAATCGTTCAAGGCCTCGGGCACCTGGAAACGCGCCTACGTCTCGACGCCGGTCATCCAGGACGCCTCGAAGATCGAGGAAAAACACGCCGCCGGCGACCAGCGCCGCTGGCACGTCGACTGCCCGCACTGCAAAGAGCGCATCGTGCTGGAGTGGAATGCGCCTTATGATCCGACGACGCACGGGCTCAAATTCAAGAAGACCTTCCCGCACCAGGCCTATTACGTCGCGCGATGCTGCGGCGGCGTCATCGAGAGCGCGCAGAAGGTCGCCGTCTACCGCACCGGCCGATGGGTTGCGACCGCGCCGGGCCCGGGCAAATATCCGTCCTATCACTTCGATGAGCTCTCGGCGCCGTTCTCCACCTGGGACGGCATCGCCGCGGATTACGTCGCCGCCGGCAACGACCCGGCCAAGCTGAAGACCTTCTGGAATCTCACGCTGGGCTTACCCTTCAACGTCGCCGTCGATGCACCGGACTACGAGCTGCTGATGCAGCGGCGCGAGGATTATCCGCCCGAGGTGATTCCGCCCGGTGCGCTCCTCGTCAACGTCTCGGCCGACGTGCAGATGCGCGGCATCTATGTCGAGGTGGTGGCGTTCGCACCCGATCAGCAGAGCTGGACCATCTTCGCCGATTATCTCGACGGCTCGACCACCGAAGTCGACGCCGGCGCCTTCGCCGAGCTCACAAAGCTCTACGAGCGCGAGTGGCCCGACACCAACGGCCGCAAATTCCGCGCCGACGAGTTCCTGATCGACTCCGGCTATCGCACCGACGTCGTCTACGAGTGGACGCGGCGGCATCCCGGCACCAGGGCGACCAAGGGCGACGACGGCTGGTCGAAAGTGCCGCTCGGGATCGCCACCGACCAGGACATCGATTACCGCGGCCGCAAGATCAAAGGCGGCGCCAAGCTCCGCCTGATGGGCACCTGGCCGCTGAAGTCGAAATTCTATACCTATGCGGCGCTGATGCCGATCGCCGACGGCGCCGGCCTCACGTTCCCACCGGGCTTCTGCCACTTCGGCCGCTTCCTCGACGAGAACTACTTCAAGCAGATCACCTCGGAATATCTCGAGGACGGTGCGTTCCGCGGCCGCAAGCGCAAGACTTGGAAGCAGCGGCCGCACCGCGACAATCACTTCCTCGACTGCCGCGTCGGCAACATCGCCGGCGCGCACGCCTATTTCACGAGCTTCAAGGCCGACGATTGGGCTGCGCGCGCGATCGCGCGGGGCGTGAGCGCCGAGGAGCTGCCGGTGGAGGCGCCGGCGCCGGCGGCAAACGCGGGCGAACAAAAAAGCTATTTCGAGCAGCTCGCGTCATTGAACAAGGGGCTGTGAGCGATGACGTTCACTCCGGAGATCGTCGAGCGCCTGCGCCAGGCCGAGAACGCACTGCACCGGCTGCAGATCGGCGAGGCGTTCGTCAGCGTGCGCTTGAGCGACGGGTCATCGACCGAGTTTACCCCGCCGAAGATCAACGAGCTGCGCGCTTACGTCGATCTGCTGCGCGACCAGCTTCACGGCCGCGACCGGCGCCGCGGCGCGATCAACGTGGTGTTTTGAAATGACGCGCAAAGAACGGCGTGCGCTCGCGCGCGGCGCAAAAGCATCGCTGGAAATCGTGCCGCTCGCCCAAGCGTTCGGCACGCCGGCCGCGCAGCTCGCCGCGGATCTGGCGAAAGTGGATTACGCGTCGCCGGCGCGCGCAGGTCTCGCCGTCGTCAGCCGCAGTTACGACGAGCATGGCGAACTGGTCAGCGGGAGTTAGAGACCGGTGAGTGCTTCGCCTGCTCCGATCCAGCCCTCGGGCCTGAGTTTTTGGGCGCGGGCACGCGCGCGCATCGACACGCTGTGGGGCCCCACCGAGACCACCGAGCGCCCCGAGGGTGCCTTCCCCGCGGTCTACAAGGGCGCCAGCCTCGATTATCAGGAAACCTACGCCTGGCGGCCGCCGCTCACCTCGGCCGAGAGCGCGACCCTCTATGACCGCGTCTGGGCCAACAGTCGCGCCGACGATCTCGCGCGCAACAATCCGCATGCCGCCGCCGGCATCATGCGGCTGGTCGACATGCTGGTCGGCGCCGGCATCCGGCTGGCGCCGCGGCCCGATGCCCACGCGCTCGGCGTCGATACCGCAAACCGCTCCGGCCGCGACATCATCAAAAAACTCGCCGCCTCGCTCAAGAGCGAGTGGGCGCTGTTCGCCAACGATCCGCGGCGCTTCGCCGACGCACAGCGGCGCTATTCGCTCAACACGCTGTTCCGCCTGCAGGCGCGTACGACGGTGCGCCGCGGCGAGTCGACCGCTTACCTGACCTGGAAACCGCATCCGGCAGCACGCTATGCCACCTGCCTGCGCGTGATCGATCCCGACCGGCTCAGCAATCCGCTCGGCCAGGCCGACACGCTCTGGCTGCGCGGCGGCATTTCCTATGACGACGACGGCGTCCCGACCGCCTATCACGTCCGCAACGGTCATCCCTCCGACTGGTTCCGCTTCGCCCAGCTCCTGAAGTGGACCACCATCCCGCGCACCACCGAGGATGGCCGCCCGGTTTTCATCCACGCCATGGAGCCGGACCGCGAGGATCAGTCGCGCGCCATCACGCCGTTCGCGGCGCTGATGACCGGCTTGCGCATGATCGGCAAGTTTGCCGAGACCGAGATTGCCACTGCGACGACGAATGCGCTGTTCGCCGCCTTCGTACATTCCAACCTGCCGGTCGCCGACGCGACGCAGGCGTTCACGCCACAGGCCACCACCTTCGCCGACAAGCGGCACCTTTACTGGCGGCAGAATCCGGCGCGGCTCAACGGCGTTCGCATCCCGGTGTTGCCGATCGGCGACGAGATCAAGCTCAATACCGCGCCGCGCCAGACTACCGCTTTTGCCGCCTTCGAGACGGCATTCCTGCGCGCCATCGCTTCCGCGCTCGGCCTGTCCTACGAGCAGCTGGCGATGGACTGGACCAAGACGAATTATTCGTCCGCGCGCGCGGCGCTCAATGAGGTCTGGCGCCACATCGAATCGCTGTTCTCATCGTTCGTCGAGCAGGTCGTGGCGCCGGTCTATTACGCGGTGATCGAAGAGGCCTTCGACAAGCGCTACATCACCGCGCCCGCCGGCGCGCCGGATTTCTGGGATGTGCCCGGCGCCTATCTGTGCGCCCGCTGGATCGGCCCGTCGCGCGGCTACGTCGATCCGGTCAAGGAGGCGCAGGCCGCCGGCATCCGCATGGATCAGCTCACGTCCACGCTCGAGGCGGAATGCGCGCTCGCCGGCGAGGACTGGCTCGACGTGCTCGACCAGGCGGCGATCGAGAAAGACGAGCTCGCCGCGCGCGGCCTGATGCGCGCCATCTCCGCCCCCGGCCGCATCGCCACCGATCCGAGCGACGATCCCGAGGGAACGCCGGCGCCGGAAGACGTCACCAATGAGAAGCAAGCGGCATGAACCTGCGTCATCCCCGCATCGCCGCGCGCATCTTCAACACGCCGCTGATGGTCGACGCCGGCAAGGCGGTGGCCATCGTTGCCGGCATGGGCGGCCGGCTCATTGATGGCCAGCTCGTCATCGACGGCCCGGCCGCAATCGACCACGTCGCCTTCTCAGGCGGGCGTCCTTCGGAAAAGATGGGCCGGCTCGGCGATCCGATGGGAACGACGATCGAGGCGAGGGGCTACGGCGACAACATTCTGACCCGCTTCGGTCCGGTCGCGGTCATCGCGATCGAGGGCACGCTGGTACACAAGGGCGCCTGGCTCGACAGCAATTCCGGCGAGACCTCCTACGAGGGCATCCAGACGCAAGTGCTGCGCGCGGCGCGCGACGAGCGCGTACGCGGCGTCGTCTTCGAGGTCGATTCCTTCGGCGGCGAGGCCGCCGGCGCCTTCGATACCGCGGACATGATCGCCGAGCTCTCGGCGGTCAAGCCGACGGTCGCCATTCTCACCGATTTCGCGCACTCCGGCGGCTATCTGCTCGCCGCCGCGGCGCGGCAGATCGTGCTGCCGGAGAACGGCTATGCCGGCTCCATCGGCGTCGTCGCCATGCATGTCGATTTTTCCCGCGCGATCGAGAATGACGGCGTGCGCGTGACCGTGTTGACGTCCGGCGCGCGCAAAGACGACGGCTCGCCGTTCAAGCCGCTCGGCGCCGATGTCGCCGCGCGCTGGCAGGCGGATCTCGACGAGGGCCGCGAACAGTTCGCAACGGCGGTCGCCAGATATCGCGGCCGCCGGCTGTCGAAGAGCGCTGCGCTCGCCACGGAGGCCGGCGTCTTCCGCGGCGAGGACGCCGTCGAGGCCGGACTTGCCGACGGCGTGGTGCGGCCGAGCATGGCCTTTGCCGAATTCGTCCAGCGCGTGAATCGCTGAAGCTTTTTCTCTTCTCAAAACCTGGAGAACATCATGGACGCGAATTCCCGCGGCCTCGCCGCGATTGCTGCTGCTGCCGAGCCCGATGGCTCGCGTGAATCCGGGACCGCAACGGTGCGCATCGGGGCCGGCACGCTCAAGATCGGCCTCAGCCAGGAGGAGCATGCCGCCGCGCTGCTCGAGGCGAAAACCGAGGGCAAGAAGGAAGGCACCGTCGCCGCGGCGACCGGCGAGCGAGCGCGCATTGCCGCGATCGTCAACGCGCCGGAAGCCAAGGGCCGCGAGGGCCTGGCCAACCATCTGGCCTTCAGCACCGAGCTCGCCCCGGCCGCGGCGATCGAGATGCTCAAGGCCGCGCCCGTCGCGGCGCCGGAGAAGACGTCGCGGCTCGACGGCAAGGTGCCGGCGCCGAAGGTCGACGCCGTCGAAAGCGGCGCCCAGCGCGATCGCGCTGCCGGCCTGTCGGCCGCCGTCGCCCACCAGCTCGAGAAGATCGGCAAGAAGCCAAAGCTCGCCGCCGCGGGCAGATAACGCAACTCGCCGGCCCGCGCACGCGCGTGCCGCCCACCAACCCGCCCGCTCGCGGGCTCATTGGAGCCAGCCATGACGCTGTTCACCGAGACCAAATTCCGCCAAACGCTGCAGACGGCGTTCCTCAAGTGGTTTGCCGCCGAGGAAATCTCCTTCGAGCAGGAGACGGCGGCGCCGAACTGCGCGGCCAATCAGGGCAGCGCGTCGACCAGCTCGCCAAATCCGCAGATTGGCGGCCTACTCGATATTGGCACCGTCATGGGCCGCATTATCATCGGCGGCGGCACGCCGGCGGCTGCGGTCGCCAATGGCGGCAATACCGGCAACGGCACCGTCGGCACGGTGACGGCGCAGACCGGCGAGCAGGTCGGCACTTACACCGTCAGCTTTACCGCCGCGACCGCGTTCAATGTCTACGATCCGAAGGGTGCGCTGGTCGGCTCCGGCGCGACCGGCACCGCCTTCGCCAATCAGCTCGGCTTCACCATCACCGCCGGTGGCACCGCCTTTGTCGCCGGCGACAGCTTCACCATCGCGGTGCCGCCCGGCAGCTATGCCGCCAATGGCGGCAATACCGGCAACGGCACCTGCGGCGCGGTCACCGCCAAAGCCGGCTGCCAAGCCGGCACCTATACCGGCGAGTTCTACGCGGCCACCAAGTTCAGCCTTTACAATCCTTCCGGCGGGTTTGTCGGCGAGGGCACGACTGGCACCGCCTTCTCCAACCAGATCGGCTTCACCATCACCGCCGGTGGCACCGCCTTCGTCCTCGGCGATGGCTTCTCCATCGCGGTGCAGGCCGGTTCCGGCAATGTGACGCCGCTCAATCCGTCCGCCGTCGATGGCTCCGCGGTCGCCGTCGGCATCGTCGTCAGGCCGCAGACCGTGCCGGCGGCCGCAACCGCCGCCGTGGTGCTCGCCGAGCGGCTCGTCGTCGGCCTCCTCGATTATCTGATCTGGCCCGCCGGCATTACATCGCCTCAGCAGGCCGCGGCGCTCGCGCAGCTCGCCGCCAATTACGTCATCTGCCGGCCTTCTTAAAGCGCCCCGCGCGCTCGCGCCGCCCACCACCAACCCGCTCGCGCGCGGCTGATTGCAGCGAGCTGCTCCAACAACGGAGAGTCCCGTGGAAGACCTCAGTCTGATTTTTCCTTACACCCATACGCAGCTCACCGAGCAGGTCGAAGTCATTCCGCCGCTTTACGGGCTCCTCTCCGAGCTCGACCTGTTTCCGAGCGAGGGCTCAATCTCGCGCATCGTCGAAATGCGCTACGAGGAGCACGTCCTGCGCGTGCTGCCGGCCAAGGAACGCGGCGCGCCCTCCACGCCGGCGCTGCCGCGCTCGAGCAAGACGATCTTCGTCGAGGTGCCGCACTTCCCCGAGCTCGACCTGATCACGCCTCAGGACATCCAGGACATCCTGATCCAGATGCAGGACGTGAAGCGCCTCACCACGGTGGAAGAAGAAGTCGCCAAGCGGCTGATGGACATCAAGTTCAATCACGACATCACCCGCGAATGGCTGCGTTGCCAGGCCCTGCAGGGCAACCTGATCGACGGCAATTCGCAGAACCTGCTCAATCTCTACACCGTGTTCGGCGTCTCGCCGACGCAGGTCGATTTTGTGCTCGGCACCACCACAACCGACATGAACGCCAAGTGCGCGGCGGTCTGGCAAGCGATCACCACCAACTTGCGCGGCGAGGTGATGACCGGCATCGAAGCGATTGTCGATCCGACCTTCTTCGAGCGCTTCGTCACTCATACGAACGTGCTGCAATACTACCTGAACGCCGAGCAGGCGATCATGCTGGCGATGCTGGTGCGCAAGGAGAGCCAGGGCAATATGTGGGGCCGCGAATTCCAGTTCGGTCGCATCCTGTTCCGCGAATATTACGGCACCGCGCCGATAAAGACCTCGCCGTCGGCGACGACGCTGACCAATCAGGCGTTCTGGGCGGCCAACACCGGCACCGCGTATCCGCGCGGCACGCGCAAGATGTTCCGCACCTACAACGCGCCGGCGCACGATCTGCGCTTCGTCAACACCAAGGGCAACGAGATCTACGTTTCGCCTCACATCAAGGATCACGGCGAGGGCATCGAGCTCAAGTCGGAGTCGAACCCGCTGCCGATCTGCCGCCGCCCCGAGGCTCTCGTTCAGATCATCAGCTCAAACTGATCACATGGCCGAACGCACGGTCCGCCAGATCGTCGGCGACGCGGAGATCTTCGGCAAGCTACGCGAGGATGCGATGGCGCGCGGCTATCTGCTCGCCGCGTTTACTTACGGGCTGTCGGCGATGCGTCTCTATGCGGACGCGCTCGAGCTCGCCGCCGCCAATGCGAAAGCGGCTCGCACATGACCGTGTACGAGGATGCGCTCGCGGCTCATTCTCGCTCCGTCGACGCCGTCTATGCGGAGCGGTGGACGTATCTACCCTGGGCGTCGGCAAACGATGACGTCAACGCCCGCGGCGCTCCCGATCCGGGTCGTGTGCTGAAGGAAATCGTCGGCGCCTATCTGAAGCCCTACGCGCGCGCGTTTTCGGCCGAGGCGCGCCGCCAGGGCGTCAAGCCCGAGCTTCCCGGCCACGCCTCGGCGCGGCCGCAGATCGACTTCGATATGGACCAGCTGCCCTACCGGCCACAGCAGGGCGACCGCCTGCGCCGGCATAGGACGGACGAGCTCTTCCATATCGCCGAGCCGAAATTTCCTTCCGCCGGCACCCGCCTGCAGGTCGACCTCAATCTATTGAGCCCGCAGTAAAAGGACCAAAAATATGTCTGTTCTCGACACGCTGCAAAGCGAGCGCCAGCGGTTGCTCGATTGGAAAGCCAAGCAGCTGGCGATCCATGAGAAGAATTTGCAGGCAGCGGGCGATCACGTCGCCGCGAGGAAGGCTGCACTCGCCGCCGAGCTCGAGCACCTTTCGAAGTGGCATGACGAACGCACTGCCGCACATGACGCCGGCGTAAAGACCGTCAACGATCACATCGACCGCGAAGTCGCCGCGCTCGACCAGCAGATCGACGCGGAGAAGCAGCCCGCGGGCGAGAAGAAAACCGCGGCCTGATCGGCCGGAACAATCATGCTGTCATCCCTGGCGCTGCGACTCGCCGCCATCGAAGGCTTAAGGCCGACGCCGGCGCTGCTCGCCGACGGTCCCTGGCCGACGCTGGCGAAGAAGCACATTTACGACAGCCGCATCGACCCACTCGAGGACCTGCAGGAGAAAGAAGAGCGGCCGATCATCGTCATCTATGCGGAAGACGACGACAGCCATGAGGCCGGCCAGAAACGCGGCGGGCCGCCTTATCTGCTATGCATCGACCTCATCTTCGAGTGCTCGGTGGTGGTAAAGGCCGCCGCCGATGCCGATCCCCAGATTTTCACGGTCGGATGGCCGGAGACCGATGCCGAGCTCGAGGCGGCACTCAATCTGATCAGCGCGCAAATCTATTTCACGCTGTTCTACGCGCCTTCGGGCCTGATCTTCCGCAAGGTGTGTGCCTCGCGCGTGACCAACATCCGCTCGACCGTACATCGCACCTCGGAGGAAGGCCGGCGCCTGGCGCGACGCACCATCACCTGGAAGGTGCTGGTCAACGGCGACGATGCCTATGATCCGGCGCCGGCGCAACAGCTCACGGGTTTTGCTCTGTTGCCAGAGCCGCTCAAGACCGTCGCCTGCATGCTGCCGGAGAATTCCTATGGCCGCCGCGTGATCGACGGCCTGATCCAGGAGCCGACCTTCCCGCAAATGCCCCTGCGCGTGCCGCTGGAGACTGTCGGGCTCAACGTCAAGGCGCATCTGCCCGGCGCCGCGATTCCGGCGACGCCGAACATCGTCGGCGAAGTGGACGATCTTTACCCCTCTGATTGAGCGCAACTCGCTGCTGCGAGCACGAGAGACTCACCAAAATGCAAAACGTCTTCATCAAGCCGGCGCCGATGACGGACCCGGTCACCAAGGTGCCGATCGCGCGCGTCGTGCCGGACCCGCAGCAGGGCGGCCGGCCGCTCGCCGCCACCGGCGAATGGAAGCCGCTGAATTCCTATTGGGCGGCGCGGCTGCGCGACGATGACGTGGTCGAGATAAATCCGCCGCTCGAGCCCGCGCCGGCGCCGGTGCAACCGAAGCCTGATCCCAAGCCGTCGAAGTCGGCGGCAAAAGCCGAGGCCACGCGATGACCACCGTTCCTTTCAATAATGTGCCGGGCAACACGCTCGTCCCCTTCGCCTCGTTCGAGTTCAATTCCGGCGGCACGCCCTATTCCGGCGAGACACAGGAGCTGCTGGTCGGGCAGATGACTTCGGCCGGAAACGCGACGCCCGGCGTCCCCTATGGCCCGATTGCCAGCACGGCCGACGCGATCGCTCGCTTCGGCCTCGGTTCCATGCTGGTCGGCATGTACAACACTGCGCGGTTGCAGGCGCCGACCCAGGAAATCTGGGCGCTCCCACTATCCGATCCCGCCGGCGCCGCCGCGACCGGCAGCATTCTTTTCACCGCGCCTGGCGTCGCCGGCGCCGCGCTGATCGAGGTGATGGGACGGTTGGTCGCCTGGCAGGTGAACGCCTCCGACACCGCCCCCACAATCACAACCAACGGTGTCGCCGCGGTCAATGCGCTCAATCTGCCGATCGTCGCCGCGGTCGATGGCTCGACCACCAACAAGATGAATTTGACGGCGCGCCATTTCGGCGCGCTCGGCAACAATATCGCCGTCGCGCTGGTCACCAATCAGCCGAATGTGCTGCAATCGGCCAACGCCACCGTCACGCCGATGTCCGGCGGCTCCGGCATTCCCACACTCACCACGCCGCTGGCCAATTGCGGCTCGATACCGTTCGACTGGATCGCGTCGCCGTATTCGGACTCGACCTCGCTCACCGCCATCCAGCAATTTCTCAGCGACGCGTCCGGCCGCTGGTCATCCTTCCAGCAGATCTACGGCCATCACACCTCGGTCGCGGCCGGCACGCTCTCGACCCAGACTACATTCGGCTCCGGACGTAACAATCAGCACGAAACCGTCATGGGCGCGCAGGTGTTCCGCACCCCGCCCTGGGAATGGGCCGCCGCGCTCGGCGGCGCCGAGGTGCAGAACCTCGGCACCGCGCCGCAATGCTCGGTGCCGATGCAGGGCATCGTGCTGCAAGGCGTGCTGCCGCCATTCGATCGCACCAAGTGGTGGCAGAATTCCGACCTGCAGGCGCTCTATAGCTACGGCATCGCCGGCTTCACGGTGAATTCGTCCGGTGAAGTGGTGATCAACCGCATGGTCACCACCTACAAGACCAATTCGGCCAACGCGCCCGATCAGACGTTCATGGACACCGAGACCATGGCACAGGGCATGTTCGCGCTGCGCTATCTGCGCAGCGAGGTGCAGACCCAGCTCGGCCGCAAGGCGTTTGCGGCGGAAAATCCCTTCAACGTTGCGACCATCGTCACGCCCGCCGACGTCGCGGCCGTCGAAGTTCACGCCTACACCGATCTCGTCGCCGACGGCGTCACCCAGGATGCGGCGAGTTTCGCCACATTTCTGGTCGTGGTGCAGAATGCCACCAACCCGAGCCGCTGCGATTCGTACCTGCCGCTCGAATTCGTCGCCGGGCTGCGCATCTTCGCCGCCAACGTGACGGCGTTCCTGCAATACTACTCGCCGTCCGGCGCACCGCTGGCGGCCTTGGCAAATCCATAAAGCTTTTTAGTACGCCCGCGCAGTCGCGCCGGCATCCGCGCGTTCACGCGCGTGAACGCGCTATCGCAACCCGCTCGCGCGCGGGCGAATTGGAGAAAGCTCCATGACTGCTGTTCCGAACCAATTCGGCGGCCGCGTCACCTTCACCTTCAACGGCTGGTCGACGCCGATCGCCGACGCCGATGTGATGCTCGATCCCGCAATCTATACGGCCGAAGTCAAGACCAATCAGGACGGCAGTCCCGCCTATATGCTCAAGCCGAAACAGCCGGGTGCCGAGTTCAAGCTCCGGATATCGGCCAATATCAATTGGAAGGGGCTGCTGCTGCAGATCGGCAACTGCACGATCCGCGAGATCGACAACAACGTCACCCACCTGTTCACCAATACGCGGCTCACCGGCACGCCCAAGCACAACTTATCCACCGGCGAGATCGACGGGCTGAAGATCGAGGGCGGCACTTATTCGACGCAATAGCGCGCGCTGGCTCTCTGCAATCGCGCGAGCGCGCACGAGGAGACAATGACCGAGAACAAGCCAGCCGGCCGGACCAAAACCATCAAGCTCGACAAGCCGATCGTCGGTCATGACGTGGTCACCAAAGTGGTCCTGCGCGAGCCGACCTATGCCGAATATATGGAGATCGGTGACCCATTCCTGGTCGGCGTCTCTCCGGGCTCGCGAATCCCCTTCATCATCGAAGACCAGGCCGTCATCACCAAATATTGCGAAATCCTGCTGGTCGAGCCCGACGCGCTCATCGTTCAGGACGGCGGCATGGAGCTGGCGAGAGCGGTCCGCCAGGCGGTGAAAAGTTTTTTCCGGGACGGCGACGAGGTGGGCGAGGCCTCGGGGACCTCGCCGACGAGCTCGCCTTCGGCGCCGGGCAAGACTGTAGCGCCATAAGCGCACTGCCGATCGGCCAGCTCCAGCGCTGGCACGCCCGCGCGGCGGCCTGGCATAGGCGGAAACGATAATGGCGCCGAAAGTCCTCGAGTCGCAGCTGGTCATCAGCGGCCGCGACAAGACCGGCGCGATGTTCGACGCCGTCGGAGGCAAATTCGACAAGCTCGCGGCCGCCGGCAAGCGCATGGACGGCGTCGGCCGCAATTTTCTCAACGTCGGCTCGGCGATCGACCACGCCGGCACCAAGCTCGACATGCTGCACGGCAAGTTGCAGCGCATCGAACGGCTCTCGCAGGTCATCGGCCGGAACCTTGGACCGCTGATCGCCGGCGGAATGGCCGGCGCCACGGCCTACGAGGCGGCGCACGTTACCCATGAGCTGGCGGCAAAAACCGCGCATGCGGCAATAGCCGGCCAGCACGAGCGCGTGCGCATGGAAACCGCCGGCATGACGCCGGAGGAAATCGGCGAGGCCGAAACGGCGGCCGCGAGCGTCTCGGCCAGGCTGCCGGCACTGTCGCAGACCACGCTGTTGCACATGCTGCGCAACGCGCGCTCGATCGTCGGCTCGTTCGAGGAGGCGCAAAAGGTCGTCGAGCCGATGGCGAAAATGCGCGTCGTCGCCATGGGTGCGCATCCCGAGCGTACCGAAGAGCTGGAAGCGGACTTCGATCAGCTCATCAAGGGCATGGAGATCAAGGGCGTTACCCAGAACCTGCCGAAGTTCACTCACTACATGGACAATATGGCGAAGGCGCTCAACGTCTTCGGCGACACGCTCAAGCCCACCGATTATTACGCGATGTTCAAATACGGTCGCGGCGCAACGCAGGCGCTGTCGGACCGGTTCCAGCTGATGACGGCGCCCACCTTCGCCCAGGAGATGGGCGGGTCCTCGGCCGGCAAGGCGTTGAGCACTTTCTATCAGACGCTCGTCGGCGGCCGGATGCAGGTGAAAGCGGCCAACGAATTGCTCGATCTTGGCCTGATCGGCGATAAATCGAAGGTCAAAATCTCCAAGGCCGGCATCGTGACGTCGGTCAGGCCGGGTGCGGTCACCGGCTGGGAGCTCGCCGCCGCCGATCCCTATCGCTGGGTGAACGAGATTTTCCTGCCGGCGCTCGCCAAGAAGGGGATCACCGACAAGACAAAGATTCTCGGCGAGATCGCTACGGTCTTTCGCGATGCGACCGCTCAGCAATTGGTCAGCGTGCTCGCGACGCAGCAATCGCGCATCATGAAGGATTGGGGACTCATCGAGCACGCGGAGGGGCTGGAGGCCGCCGACACCTTCCTGGGTAAGGATGTCGGCATGGGCGTTCATGCCGTCACCGAGCAGCTCACCAATTTGATGCAAGTTGCTGCCGGTCCGCTGGCGCAGCCGGCGGCGAGCTCGCTCAAGGCGATTGCGGACAGCATCGCCTACCTCAATCAGGCCGCACACAAGCATCCGGCGGTGCAGAAGGCCACCGAGGCCGGCCTGGCGGCGACGATCGCCGGCGGCGCGCTGATCGCCTACGAGAGCGCGGTCGGAATGGCCGGCAAGTTCGGTGTGCTGAGCAAGGAATTTGCATCCACGCTGATGCGCGCGCCGCTGAAAGCGATCCGCTTCGGTCTCGGACCGGAAGTGCTGCCGTTCGAGATCGCGGCCGAGGCCTATAGCGGCTGGCTCGGCTCGATCATGAGCGATCCGAAGCGCGCCAAGGAGGTCAACGCGCGCCTCGCGGAAACGCTGGGTCCCCAAGGCTGGGCCGGCATGGAAGGCGGCGGCGGATGGTTCGGCAAAGCCTCGCCGGCGCCGGTGGAACCGCCTGCCTGGCTGGCTTCGGTCGGCGCCGAGAAACAATGGCAGGCCGCAGTCGAGGCGCCGCAACAGGTCGAGATCAAAGGCGAGGCGACGCTCACGGTCAAGGTGGAGATCCCGGAGGGATTGGAAGCGGCGATCGAGCACGCCGGCGAAATCACCGGCATCAAGGTCCGCGGTTCGACCGGCAACCGCGGCGTCTCGTGGCCCGACGTCGGCGCCGGCAACATGCTGCCGTGACCGCCCATGGTTTATGCCCGCGACTGGATCAGCACGCTGTGGCCGGCGTCCTATATGGGCGTGCCGTTCTATTTCGAGCACGACGATTCCGAAGGCGGCCGCGACGCCGAAGTGCATGAATATTTCGGCGCCGAAAGCTGGGACGTCGAAGACACCGGCATCAAGGCGCGGAAATTCTCCGGTCTCGCCTACGTGGCGAGCGACGTCGCCGACCAGCAGGCGGTCGCGCTCGAGCAGATCTTCGAGAGCAAGGGCCCGGGCACGCTGGTCGTGCCGATCATGGGCCCGGTCAGTGTTCATTGCGAAGACTTCAAGCGCACCAGCGACAAAGACAAGCTCGGCTTCATCACCTTCCATCTGAAGTTTGTCTCCGCCGGGCCGGTGACGCCGGCGGCGCCGTTCGTTTCTGTGCCGCAGCTCGGCCAGACGGTCTTCGAACAGGCCGCCGCGCTGTGGCAGGCCGGCGCGGGGATGTTTCCCGACGCGCTGGTGCTCAACAATCCGGCCGATTACATCGTCGCCGGCGCAGTCGACGAGGTCGCGAACGTGGTCGCGGCGATCGAGACGGTGCGCTCTGTCAATCCGGTCGACGCCGATACCTCGGCAGCGGTCGCCGCCGCCGATGTCGCGATCGTCACCGCCGCGCCACTGCTGATCGCCTACGGCAATCCGGCGGCCGCGCCGCTGAAGACGACGCCGGCGTCATCGCTGATCAATTCGCCGAACCCGGAGGTAGCGGCGGTCGCCTCGGCCATCGTCACCCTGCTTGACAAGGCGCCGGCGATTTCGCCTTCGCTCACCGATCCGACCGCCATCCTCGCGGCGACAATCGGCGCCAATATCAGCCAGCTCGCCGATGGCCTCCAAGGCAATCCCGATGCCGGCGCCGGCGCGATGCTATCTCTCTATCAGGCGCTCGCGGCCGTCATACCGACACCGCTCGCGGTTGGTGCATCGCCGAATGCCGTTGCGGCCGCGGCGAACGCCGCCGCCATCCTGGCGTTCGCGCGGATCGCCGCGCTCGCCGCCTGGGGCGAAGCGCTCGAGCGGCAGACTTATCAAAGCCGGGCCGATGCGGTGGCCGCGCGCGCGCTGTTCGCCGAAATCGTCGGCGACGAGCTCGGCAGCTGGACCGGCGCCGCCGGCTTTCCGGTCTATGTCGCGCTGCAGGACCTGCAGGGCGCCGTGGTGCAATACCTGACGCAGCTGATGGCCAATCTGGCGCCGGTGGTGACGATCAGCTCGCCGCAATCGATGCCGGCCCTGTGGTGGGCGTGGCGGCTTTATCAGGACCCGACCCGCGCGGTCGACCTGGTGCTGCGCAACAACGTCGTGCACCCATCATTCATGCCGCTGTCGTTCGAGGCGCTGGCGCCGGGCTACGCGGCGCCGCCGAACATGCCGGTCAATTGGCCGAGTCCTTAACGCGCCGGAGCGAGCGCTGTGGCCGAAGTTATAACCGTGCTGGCGAACGGCCAGCCGTTCACGGGCACCTTCAAGAACTTCGAGGTCGACGCGGGCTATCATCATGCGGCGCATAGTTTCTCCTTCGAGGTCGCACCTTCGGCGCAGCGGCTGCAGATCTTCGCTCCCGGCACGCCGCTGCAGATCCAGTTCAACAACGACGTCGCTTTCACCGGCTATGTCGATCGGCTGCAACCGACCTTCAAGAAATTGACCATCAGCGGCCGGTCGAAATCGCAGGATTTCATCGACTGCGCCGCGATCGATCCCGGCGGCACCGGCAATTTTCAGAACCAGTCGCCGTTGGCGATCGCCCAGGCGCTGGCGCAGCCGTTCGGCGTCACGGTCGCGACCGATCAACAACTCGACGACGTCGAAAGCTATCAGCTCGTGCCCGGCGAGTCCGGATTTGCGGCCTGCGAAAAGCTGACGCGCGCGCAGGGGCTGACGCTCAGCGGCCAATACGACGGCTCGCTCAAGCTCACCAAACCGGGCAGCAAGCGCCACGCCGGCGGTCTTTATCAGGGCCAGGCGCCGCTCAAGGATTTGGAAGGCGATCTGAACTGGGCGCATCGGCATTCGCCGATCATCGTGCGCGGGCAATCCGCCTCGGGCACCGACGCCGCCGCGCTGCAGGTCGAAGCGACCGCGCAGGATGCTTCGGTTTGGGGCGGCGGCGCCGCGCCGGTGCAGAGCGCACCTTCATCGTCGGCGCCGGGTTTCACGACCGGCCGTTACCGGCCGCTGGTGCACGTCGAGGATTCCGACATCGACAGCGAAACGGCGCAATCGCTAGCCGACGCGCACAGCCAGCGCGAGGCCGGCGAGGCGCTGAAAGCGCACGCAGTGACCTACGGCTTTCGCGATTCCGGCGGCACGCTGTGGACGCCAGGCTGGCTCGTCTGGGTCGAGAGCGAGCGGATCGGTCTCTGCCAGGCGCTGCTGATCAAGAAGATCAAGTTCACGCAGAAGCGCGGGGGCGCCGGCTCCGGCAAGCACGCGTCAAAGGGCGGCTCGACCGCGCACCTCGAGCTGGTCGATCCGCGTGCCTATGGCGGCACCGCGGCAAAAGGCTCTAGCCCGCCCGGCAGCACGGCCTCGAGCATCTGGAACGTCGGTACGCCGCCGGTGCCGTTCGCGCCTGGCTCGGTGCCCGGATGACGCGGCATTCGTCCTATCTCACCGATCGCGACGCGCTGCGCACGATGCTGCGGCGCGCGTCGGTGAAGGCGGTCAACGACCAGGGCAGCCAGCAGCTCGTCAATTTATCGGGGCTCGCTGGCGATCAGCCGGCCGATGTGCCGACTGTCGCGCTGTTCGGCTTCAGCTCGAACCCGCCCGCCGGTGGCGTCGGCCTGATCGCGTGTCCCGGCGGCCGCAGCGACAAAGCGCTCTTTTTCGGCGGTGAATTAGCGAAGTTTCGGCCCAAAAATCAACCGGTCGGCGGCGTCACGGTCTACGACGCCTTCGGCCAGACGATCAGCTTCGTGCAGAATAATATTCGCATCGTCGGCACCGGCGCGGTCACCATCACCGCGCCGAGCGGATGCACCATCAACGGCAACGTCACGGTGCAAGGCAACGTCGCTGCGAGCGGCGTTATCAGCGCGGCCGGGGCCTGAGAGGCCGCGATGACAGAGATATCGCAGATCCCGTTCACGCTGGGCGGCGATCTTTCCGGTGCCGGCGGCACACTCAGCAGCTCGTGGAGTACGGGCGACGCCAAGCTGACGTTCAAGCAAACAGCCGACCCGGGCTGGTTGCTGATGAACGACAGCACTATCGGCAGCGCCGCCTCCGGCGCGACTTATGCCAACGCCGCCGCGCAGGCGCTGTTCACGCTGTTCTATGCGAGCCCGTTCACCGACGCGAACGTGCCACTCTTAACGAGTGCCGGCGCAGCGACGACACGCGCGGCACAAGGCACTGCGGCAGCAGCCTGGGCGGCAAACTGCCGGATGACGTTGCCGCTGCAACTCGGCCGCTCGATCGCGATCGCCGGCTCCGGCGCCGGCTTGACGACCCGCACGCTCGGCGGCGCGGATGGAGTAGAGACACAGACCCTGACCACAAGTCAGTTGCCGGCGCATAACCACGGCGTTTCCGATCCCAGTCACACGCATGGAGTCAGCGATCCCAGCCACAGTCACGGTATTTCCGATCCTGGGCACACTCACGGTCCTCCGCTCGGTCTGGGGTTTTGGATTTATGAAAGCAGCGGAGGAAACAACGGGCCATACTCCGGCGGTACTATGACCGGCCAAGGGCGGACGGGGTCCAGCGCCACCGGCATCGGCATCAACGGGGCCTATACCGGGATCAGCATCAACGGGGCCGACACCGGCATCACCACGACGAACACCGGCAGCGGCAGTCCGGTCAGCACCATGGACCCACGTTCTTATTGGAACGTGATGATCAAGCTGTAAAACGGGCCGCTTGCCATGGAAATCCTCATTCGGGCGAACGAGGCCTGTCAGCCCGATCCGTTCCTGCTTTGGGATTCAAACTGGAACGAGGCTGCCGCGGCCGCCGATTGGGCGCTCGCCGGCAATGCGCCGTTGAATTCCGGCGGTCTCGCCGCCAATGCCGCGCTGGCGACGGCAGTGACGCTGACGCTGTTCAGCGACGCCGCCATGCCGGCGAACCATCCGCTGGCGCAATATGTCCGCGACGGCGACCCGCGCGGCTGGTGGGGCGACGGCATCGACGTGCGCACCGATCTCGGCGAAGGGCCGCTCGGCTCGCTATTGTGGGTGCTCTGGAATATGCCGCTGAATTTGGCGGCGCAATGGGCGGCTCCTCTTGCGGAGCAGGCGCTGGCGCCGCTGCAGACACAGGGCGCGGTGGTCGAGATCGATTGCTCGGCCGAGATCACGAGTCTCAACGGGCTGGCGCTCTCCGTCAATCTCTTCGGCGAGAAGGGCGCGCTCGTCTACAGCGGCAAGTTCAACCTGGTGTGGCAGCAGGTAGTGGCGGCCGCGGCCTGAAAATAGTCGCGCGAGCCATAAATGTTTCCAATCCCGTCGCTCTATCAACTGGTGACGCGGGCGCGCAACGCGATCCGCGCCAATCTCCCGGGCACCGACGCCTGGCTGTGGCCGAATAACGTCAACCCGACCGCCAAGGTGATCGGCGGCATGACGTCGGAGCTGTTCGGCTTCGCCGACGACATCCAGCGGCAAAAATTCGCGCTCACCGCCAACGGTCCGGATCTCGACCTGCACGGCGCCGAGATCAATCTCTCGCGCTTTCAGCCGACGCGGTCGACCGGCAATATCTCGATCGTCGTCGCCGATTCCTACGACGTCGCCTACGGCGCCATCTTCCAGCGCAGCGACGGCGTGCAGTTCGTCGCCTTGGCCGCCTTGTCGATCACCGGCTCGGGCACAATTACCGTGCCGGCGCAATCGGTCGGCACCGGATCAAACACGGTCACTCAGGCGGGCACGTCGCTTTCGATCTCATCGGGCACCACCGACGTAAACGGCGATGCCGCCGCGGTGGCGATGGTCGCGACCGGCGGCATGACCGGGGGCACCGACGTCGAACAGGACGGTGCCACTTTCAATCCGCCGCCGGGGACGTTCCGCTACCGCATCCTTTTCAAGAAACGAAATCCGCCGCAGGGAGGCGCGGCATCCGACTATGTGATCTGGACGCAGCAGGCCAACGGCAACGTCACCCGCGTGTTCGTCGAGCCGCTGTGGGCCGGCATCGGCACCGTGCGCGTGCTGCCGATGATGGACAACCTCTATGCGAACGGCATCCCGCAATCCGGCGATATCGCCGGGATCACCGCCTTCATACAAACCGTCCAGCCGTCCGCGGCCACCGTCACCGTCGTGGCGCCGACGCCGGTCGCCGTCAATGCCATCATCACCGGACTGACGCCGTCCAATCCGACGACGCAGGCCGCCGTGATCGCCGAGCTGCAGGCGGCGTTCCTTCGGCTGTCGCAGGTCGCCGGCATCGCCACGCCGAACGCGTCGATGCCCTATCTCGCGATCCCGTTCACCTTCCTGCAGCAATGGCTCCAGCAGGCCGTCGACAACGCGCCGGGCGTCACCAGCGGCACCGTGAGCGTGGTGGCTGGCCTGATTACGGCGGCCGGCGCGATCTCGACCTCGAGCGCCACCGTCACGATGCCGAACGTCTCGGGCTATCCCTGGGTTGTGCCCGGCATGAACGTCTACGACATTACTGCGGGAAAACAGATCGGCACGGTGCTGACCTATACCGGCACCACGTTGACGCTAACGGCCAATGCGGCCAACGCCGGCGCCGGCTCGACCGACTCCTTGGCGTTCTCGGCTTCCCCCGGCAACACCTCTTTGACCGCCGGACAGATCGCCGTGCTCGGGACCGTGACGTTCTGAGTTAGTGCCGGAGCGGAGCAGATGACCTCTTGCCCGTCCTCGGCGCGGCCGCCGTTCACCTGCCCCACGCTCGAGCAGAGCATTCAGGCGACCGCGGCGTTGCTGCCGCGCGGCAAAGCGTGGCCGGCGAACGATGGCGGCGGCACGATCGCCAATTTCCTGGCGTGGCTCGCGTCGCTCGGCAATCGCATTCCGGCGCCGGGCGATTGGCCAGCGGGCTACGTGCAGGCCGGCTTCGTCGCCGCGCTGGGCACCGTGCGCAACTGGATCGAGGGCCAGTTCTGCGCGCTCAAGGATGAATTTTTCTGCGCCTCCGCGACCACGACTCTCGATCTCTGGAACGCGGAATACGGATTGCCCGATAACTGCGATCCGTATCCGAACCTCTGCGCCAAGGTCGGCTATTTCGGCTCGCCGCATTGTCCATCGTGGGTCGCCTTGGCCGCGTCGCTCGGCTGGTCGATCGCTTGTTCGGATTTTGGCGGCGGCACTCAGGCCGGTTGCTGCCATGCCGGCAATGCTCTCGCCAATCCGGGCGCGCAGGCGACCATCGTCACCATCACGGTGTTTCTCGGTTCCAGCGGCGCCTATGGGATACCCATGTCGACGCCCTCGCGCGCCGGCATCTTTCTTGCGGGGCAACAGCAACAATGCCAGCCCAATATCACGTCGCTTGAGTGCGCCTTCCAGCGCATTCTGCCGGCGCATCTGACGGTTAATTACGTCACCGACAACTCTTCCGCCTTTGTCGCCCTGGTCGCCCGCGGCACGGCCGCAGCATCCGGCCGGGCGCGCATCAGCATCTAGCTGACTTTTTCCTTTTCCACATCGCGGTAGCACTCCATGACCGATCTCTTCGGCCCGGCCAATGCTGCAAACTCGGTCACCGCCATGCCCGCGGACTCGCGGGTGTTCGGGTCGAACAACACCTTTTTCAAGGACTGCTCCTCGCCGACCGCGAATGATGGGACCGCCTACGGCGCTTCTTTTTTCAATTTTCTGCTGCAGATGCTCCGCGCCGCCGTCACCGGCCAGAACATCCCGCAGGACAATACCAATGCGAACATGCTGCTGCAGGCCATCCAGGCCGCAGCGCCGCCCTATGCCGCCGATATCGGCGCGCAGAATGCGCTGATCGTCAACGTCAATCAGCCGGGCTTCGCGCTCGGCGCCGGCTCCATCATCCGCACCAAGGTCGCCTATACCATCACCGGGGCGGCGACCATCCAGGTCTATAACGGCACCAGCAATCTCGGCACTTTCAACCTCACGCGTTCCGACTTGAGCGCGCTCAATCCTTATGACCTGGTCGCGGGTCAGATGGCGGCGCTGACCTACGACGGCACCGAATTCCAGATCCCGCGCGGCGACGCCGGCGGCACCGGCGACCTGAAATGGAAACTCGCCGGCACGACGCTCACCGGTTGGGTGCCGCTCAACGGCCTGACCATCGGCAGCGCCTCCTCGGCGGCGACCGCCCGCGCCAACGCCGATTGCCAGCAGCTCTACTATCTGCTCTGGAACAATTTCTCCAACACGCTCTGCCCGGTCACCGGCGGCCGCGGCGGCTCGGCCTCAGCGGACTGGACGGCGAATAAGCCGATCCAGCTGCCCGACTCGCAGTGCAAGTCGCTGATCGGCGTCGACGGCATGGGCGGCGCCGCGACGACGGGTCGCTTGAGCGGCGTGCCGATCACCGCCGGCGCCTCCAATATGTTCGGCTCGACGCTCGGCGAGTCGCTGCACGCGCTGGCGACCGGCGAGCTCGCTTCGCACAATCACGGCGTCAACGACCCTGGTCATAGCCACGGCGTCAATGATCCGGGCCACGACCACTCGGTCAACGATCCGGGCCACGACCACTCGCATACCGATCCGGGGCACTCTCACACGGTCCCTGGTTATGCTTCCAATGCTGGGGTTTTTGGGACCAACATCGAGGCCAGCAACCAGAGCACTCCCTGGGTCAACGAACCCACAAGCAGCGCCACGACCGGCATCAACAACAACTCATCCGGCACCGGCGTGAGCAACAATTCATCGGGCACCGGCGTCGGCGTCGATACCGCCGACACCGGCATTTCGACCCAAGCCGCCGGCTCCGGCACCGCGCACAACAACACCCAGCTTTCGCTCACCGCGGTCCTGTTCGCGCGGCTCTGATCTTATCGACGCTGATCGACGAAACGACCGAGTTTTAGTTCGATGTGCGATGATGAACCATTTGCTCTAATGGAGGGATCGGAGCTCTTGGTCGCAGCAAAAGATCACTTACGCATTCGTGCCGCATCAAATTGACGTGCAGAAAAGTTTGCGGGTCATGCGGCAAGGGTTGCGCTCGCTCGCGATGAAAGACCTGCAGCACGTCGAAATTCGACCAGATCGACGTGGCGAAGGTCAGCGGATCGTAATGGTGCAGAAGCAATGTCCAAGGGCAGAACTCCATAAAGACTAGGGGTTGCGCCTCTGCGATCAGTCGGCGCGCTCCGGCCAAAACATTTGGTTCAAAGCCCTCTACATCTATCTTGATGAAATTTGGCGCGCCGAGACCGAGATCGTCTAATCGGACAGCCTTGCAGGCTACGGTGCCGCGGTTGGCGACCGACCACGGCCCATTATCGCTGAATGAGAGCGGGCCGGAGAAATCTGCTACCGCCGCGTCGATCACCTCAACATTGGTAATCGCATTCGCTGCGAGGTTTTGCCGGAGACACTCTTGCGCCATGGGCTGCGGCTCGAACGCCACGACGCGGCAATCAGGGCGCAGGACCGCAACTGTAATGGCGGTCAAACCGATATGGGCGCCAACGTCGAGGCATAACGATCCGCGAGAAAGCGTCATAGCCGCCGCTGCGATCGCGGTTTTATCTGCTCGCCAGGTCCGCAAACCGCGCCAGCGTCGCAGTCCGCGCATGTAGTTCGAATGAGTGCCGACGAGCCTTAGCCTTCGCGAGCCGACATAAATCGAGGCCTCGTTTTCGGCGGATCTCAAGAGCGTCGTCGACATTTGGCTGATCGCATCCACGCGGGCGGTTTCCTTCCGTAGCCAAGCTTAACAGCCGCAGGTTGTCGCTGGCAACCCGGCAAATTCCACCTACGCATCCCTATCAAGGAGAACGAGATCATGAGCGGTCTATCCGACTATTCGGCCGAGAACGTGCTGAATTGGGAAACCGGCAACGCGCCGATGCCGGCGATGGCGTCGCGCTTCCTTACGCTGTTCGTCGCTCCACCGACGGCGGATGCCGTCACCGGCGGAGTCGAGATGGCCGGCGGAAATTATGCCCGCGTGCAGGTCGCGGGCGAGATCACGGCGGCTGGCGCGATCTCGACCTCGAGCGCGACCATCACGATGCCGAATGTCAGCGGCTATCCCTGGGTGGTTGCAGGGATGAACGTCTACGACATCACCGCGGGCAAGCAGATCGGCACGGTGCTGACCTACACCGGCACCACGCTGACGCTGACCGGCAACGCCGCGAATGCTGGTTCTGGATCCACGGACTCGCTGGCCTTCTCCGCTTGGCCGGCGGCATCGGCGTCTTCGGGGAATGAGCCGGCGACGGCTCCCGCCAACGTCACCAATTCCGGCGCAGTCGTTACCTTTCCGCAAGCCGCCGGGACCGAGCCATGGGGCGGCGCTCTTGCGGCTGGCGCCTCGTTCACGACCGCTTCGACCACGATCACGATGGGAGCCGCGGTCCCGAGCTGGGTCGTGGCTGGGGCTAACGTCTATGATGTGACGGCTTCGGCGCAGATCGGTACGGTGGCGAGCGTCGCCGGTTCGACCGTTACCCTCTCGGCTGCGGCGGCCCATGCATCGTCCGGTTCGACTGATTCGCTTTTGTTCAGCGCGCCCGCAGTGGCTTGGGGCCTGTTCGACGCTTTATCTGGCGGCAACCCGATCACCTGGGACTATCTCGGCAACAACAAGTGGATTCCGTTCTCTTGCAGCTCGGCGTCGCCTGGCGTGCTGACCTGCGACAGCACGTCTGACGCACCGGCCAACGGCTCCTCGATCGTGGTGACGCAGAAGTACGGCGGCACGCTGCCGACAACCGGCGGCTCCTGGTCTGGTCTGTTGACCACGGCGAACCTGTCGGGCGCGACGTTCACCGCCGGCGTCAACACTACCGGGATCGGCGGCGGCCAGTTCCGCCAGCTCACCCAGCAGCCGATCTCGATCAACGTGACGGCGAGCTTCGCCACGTCGACCTTCACGCTGATGCTGGCGTAAGCGATATTTTGCTTTGACTCGCGGTGACCTGAAATGTTGCTTCTCGCCGGCACAAGCGCACTGATCCAGGTGGTGACCAGCGCCGCGCAATCCTTAATGGTGCATGCCTCGTTCGCGGACAACTCATCTGGCACCATTACGCCGAATACGCAAAATACGACGGTCTCCACCGCAACAACGACGACCGTTGTGTCGTCGCCAGGGTCTAGCGTCCAACGCAACATCAAGCATCTCAGCTTCTTCAACAATGGCTCGGCAGCGAACACGCTGACGGTTCAGCACACCGACGGCACGACGCTGGTAACGCTGCGAGGCGTGGCGTTGCCTGCCGGCTATTCGTTGACCTACGAAGAAGGCCAAGGTTGGTATGTTGAGACGGCTTCCGGCCAGATATTGCAGGCGGTCGCCAACGGTGCGGTCAGTCAGACGACATCGAGTTCTGCTCTTGTCCCGACATCAACCAGTTCGTTCGTCATGGGTGGTATGGGGGCACTCATAACCCCGGCAAAGTCCGGTAACATCCAGGCGACACTTGCCGGTTATCTTACTTCTTCAGTCACTACGGTTGACGAGGGCATCATTCTTCAATTGGCCTACGCCTCCGGGGCCTCTGGACCGTCGTACCAAGCCGCCGCAACGGGTACGGTTATCGGCAAAGCCACCGAGTATTCCGTCCCAACAACTGCTGGTGCCGCGACGGACGTGCGTGTTCCGGTTTGTCAGCCTGCGCTGGTGACAGGCCTGCTAGTCGGCACGTCATATTGGTTTGACTTCCAGATGGAAGGCATCACTGCCGAGGACGTGAGCCTTAACAACGCAGTCTTGATCCTCACAGAATACTAAAGGGGGGCCAGCCGTGCCGACTCCCTCCTTAGTGCAGATGATTTCGTCTGACTCGAATTATTATGGCGCGGGTGTTCCTACGGCGGGGATAGGCGGCACAGGTGGACAAAACAATTTCAGGTACAAGGTCCCCAACAAGACGCAGGCGGGCAACTGTTATCTCGTTTCAGCGACGTGGCCTGACGGCAATACGCCCGTCCTGTCAGACAATCTGAACGGTGTTTGGCCTGCGCCAATTGGCACTGTCGGCGTGG